TAACTGAAGATTCGAGGGAGTTACTATTAACTAAGCCATCATCTGAACAGTAGCCCAAGCACACAAAGGCTTCATTTAAAGTAGATGGTGCATCTTCTGGCAATGTAGTGCCTAAAGGTGCGTGGAAAATAGCTCCACCAATCGCTGGCTTACCAGCAGAAACATTAGTAACTGTGTTACCCATTTATTTTTTCTCCTTTCAATAATGAGTTAAATCATAAACACATTGATACCTGTACATTTTTGTACTTGCATCTGTAAAGTTATAATCACTATTTAAACTTGAACGTGAAATTCCATCTAGTGAAATTGCGTTGTTCATTAAAGCTTTCACTTTCTCATTTAAAAGCGCCGATTCATACAAACTTTGTGCAACGGATTGAATAGCAAACGTAGCACGGTTAATATGGTTTATGTTTGAGCTTCCTGTTTTTTCTAAAACAACAAACGAACTATCTTTAATCTCTGGATATTCCATATAAACAGGAACCTCAAGATTATCAGCAAGATAATTTAACAACGTAACCTCTATCATCCGCCTTGTACCGCCTTTAGAATTGTGTTGCTTTCCAAATTTTCTTTTTTAGCAGAATATGTTTTAGCTCTAACCATTGCATTTACACGATTTTTACCAGTATATGTATCAACTTCGTATCCTTCGCCCAATTTACTCAAAGCTCTATCTGCGTATGATTTGCATTCATCCATCATCATTTCAGAGCGCAATAATTCACGCACTCCCTCTCTGTTGAGGGTAAAAAATACTTGTTTAGCCATATTTTTCTACCATCACTTTCTTGTTCCAACTCAAAGGAATCATTTCCTCAATTCCTGCCGTTGGATAACTAACAACATGGTAAGTGCCTGCGAATGGTTCGGGCAATATAACGTATTGGTCTTCCCACATATTGTTATCGCCTTTTGGCAACGCTAAAGTATAAGCGATTTTCTTCCCTGTCAAATCCATCATTGTTGTTATGTCATCACTAGAAGCTGGTGCTACTAGCACATTATCAACCGTTATCTCTTCGTTTGTATAAATAGGTCTATTAAAACCATCCGTTCCGCTTTGCGTTTTACTCAGCAGAATTATCGAGATACCTTGGATCATATAATTCAATACCTCCTATTTTCTGATTGAGCAAACCTAAGCGCTTCAGATCATTACGCATTATAGAAGCTAAAATACCACCCCCAGGTATAGCGTAAGTACCTGACCACGAATAGCCTAGAGCAGATTGTGACTCTTGTGACATTGGCTCTCCTGTGCTTGTTTGGCGTAAAATTCGCACAATCACATCAGTAGTAACTAGCTTAACTACATCTTCATAATATTGATTTTCTTCAATCATATTATCCAAGTCTTTGCCACGCCTGTTAGCTTCATAACGTAAAGCATTAGAAACAGGTTCCAGTAAGCTCTCAATTCGTTCTTGCTGTTCGGTAGAATAAGAAGCTCCGCTATAATTTAAAACTTCTTCCAATGTGACAAAAGCCGACATAGCTTACTCCTCCTTTGCTTTTTTCTTTTTCTTTGGTTTTTCTTCGGATTCTGTATCAACAGAAGGAGAAGATGTTTCCACCTTCTCCCAGTTTTCACCATTAATGACACTGTTTACGTTGATAATTGCACCCGTTTTTTTATTGCGGTATTTCATTAAGCACCAACGATTCTAGCGAACGCTTCACCGTCTAAAATGCCCCAACCAATATAAGCTTCTGCTCTGATAAACACTTGGTTGTGTCTCTTTAAATCGCCTTGTCCATCTGGGTCACCATAAGGAATAACTTCCATAGGAACTTCCTTGGCATATCCCCATTTGAAGTAATCGAAATCACCAATTAATGCTAAATCACTTGAAGAGTTAAAAGAAACGGTGCTGTTAACATCTGCTTTTAAGCCGTTTAAGCTTTCAATCTCAGCGCCCCATGTTAATTCTGGGAATAAAGCCATGTTAGAAGTATCAGATACCTTTAACTTACCTAAAGCGGTTCTATAAGCTTTTGCCATAGCTAAACCGTTAACATCATATTTATCAGAAGCGTCAAATAATGCAATAGCACTTGTAATATCTTCGTCTTCCTTGCCAGAAGTAGTAGTTACTGTTTGAGTTGATAAAGAATCAAAGTTCTTATCAGCTAAAGCGCTGGCACTTTCACCCGTTCTAGGATTAACGCCATGCATAGCCATGATATCTAAACCTCTAGCTACCTTATTAGCGAAGCCTTCACTAAAGCGTGAAAGAATATCAATCTTTTCTTCTTCGGTTGCGTATAAAAATTCATTAGATACTCTGAAACCATATTCAACCTTTACAGGAACAATAGAAGTAGAAGCTACTGTTGGATTTGCGTAAGATTTTTGCTCACTTTCGCCAACCAAGTTAACTTCATCATCCATTGAAAAAGTCATTAACTTATTGCCGACAAATGCTAAAGGAATTTGTTGAGATAGCTTAGCTAAAGAAGATTTGCCAGCTACCTTCCCAAATACGTCTGTTACTAATTTTTCAGGGAATAATGTTCCCATTTCTAATACTGTTTGTGCCATTTTTAAGTCCTCCTATTTATTTAGATAATGCACGTGCAAGTTCTCTTACCCCAGAAGGGTCTTCAACCTTTTCTTCCTCCGAACTTGCTAAAGGAGCAGAAGGTTGTCTAACACCAATTATCTTTTGAAGCTCTTGAGCATCTTTTAAAATTTCGTCTTCGCTTTCTCCTGATAATCTGTTAGCCATTTCGTAAGGTAAGCCAACCTCATGAGCTACCTTTTGTTTGAGTGAACGTGTTTCATAACCCTTAATGGTTGCTTCGCGTTCAGCAATCGCAGATTCAAATTCTGCTGATTTGTTTTTCAAGTCATCTAATTGTTTTAAAAGTTCAGCGTTAACAGTTTCTAATTCAGCGTTTTTTCCTTTAACGCTATCGTAATCTCCATACTTTTTAGAAACTGATTCTCTTTCCCTTTTTAAACGTTCTCCAATGATTGAATCAAGTTGTTCTTGAGAAGTAATTGTTTCAAATTCTTCTGCCATAGTTTTCTCCTTTCCTGTTTTAACCGCACAGTTGCGTAATTTACTAAAAAACGCTCAATTGAGCGCTTAGTAACTGGTTGTTTGCTTACGTCTTTCTCTTGCCTTATCACAAGCCCAATAAGCAAGCATTACACTGTCTAGTAATGCGATTTCTGTATCATTTCTGATTGATTTGTAACCAAACCCGCCATTAGAACCTATTGTTCTTTTTTCACAATTACAAACAACTTGTGCTAATGACGGTTGCCCTTTGTGACATAGTTTCCCTGTATCAATGCCTTGCGTAAATATTGCGTTTCCTGCAATGACCTCTTTAACAGTTGGAATGATAGGTTCTTTTAGTTTTTCGGCTTTCATGGCATCTTTTAATAATTCTTGCCCTGAAGCTCCATCAATAACAACATTCTGAACATAAGCACCTTTTAAGAATTTAGTTATCCATCCTGTTCCGTCTCTTACAGACCTACAATCTATAACTTCAACAAATATCTTTCCTGATGCTGTTTTAACTGCTATAGACATAGCCACATTAGTAGCATCATTGCCATATTTAATACCTACAAACAATTTGCCTTTTAATTTAGGCAATGCATCAACCATTAATGATTTCCATTGTTGTTCGCTGATTGCTGATTTGAGGTTATATTTAACCCAATAACCTAATCTTTGAATATTAAAATCTAAGGTATCTGAGCCTATCTCATCTTCTATTTTTCTTTCAGTTAAGATTGTTCCTAAAGATGGGTTAGTTTCATACCATAACTTTTTATTATGAGGGTCTTCTTCTTTATCTACTGACCATTCAGCCCAACCTGTATTTTTGCTTTCTCCAAAAAGTGTATTTTCTCTTAGCTTAGTAAATACAGTTCCTGAAGATATAGGTGTTGGAGGTGTTCCACAAAATATAGTCTGTGGATTTAACGCATCCGACACAACATACTTTAAGGCACTTTCTTGGTCATCTCGATATTCTTGAGCCTCATCTATCACTAATAGGTCAAATCCTTCTCCTAGCCCTCCTTTTGAGGTTCTAGTGCGAAATTCTATCTTACCTCCTCCAGCAATCTCGATGTGTTCTTTGCCAAATGC